GGTACAACGCAAAGAAGCTGGACCACAGCGACACCATTCTCCGCCTTTCCTCTGAGTTCGTGGAGTGGTTCAACGGCCTGCAGGAGCAAGTCTGGCAGGGCCGTATCGAGGACAAGGACGCAAAGGAGATTGCGCGGCTGGTCGATGACATCAAATTCTGCATCGAGCGGACGACGCTTAATCCTACCGCGAGCCTATGCGAGCTCGCCAACAAGGACCCGGAGCTCTTCATGGAGTATTACGAGAAGCTCCATGAAAAGTACCGCTGGCGCAAGAACAGCGTCATCGCCAAGCTCTACGCGGCCGGGAAAGAGGGCAAACTCGCAAACCTGAACCGGCAGAAGTTTTTCGAGGACGAGAACCTCGTCGCCTACACGATGGGCGACCGGGCGTACATCAAGTTCGTTATGAAGCCTCGGCAGCAGCTTATTGTTGCCCTCAAGAGCCGGAAATGGTGGTGGAACAGTTACGAGGAGGCGTGGAGCACATACCTCAACAAGCTGGACGAAGAGTGGGTGCAGAGCATCAGCACCCGGTACGCCGATTACGTTTGAGGAGGACAGCATGAAGCGACTTATGATTATCGGCCTGTGGCCGGACGACGCGGTCAATTATTGCACCGAGAAATGCGACTGCCGCAGGTACGCATTCGACAGGATACTTTACCACAGGGGCGGACGAGCCGCCCGCGAGCGCATCTGCATCCCGGTAGTTGACAGGAGCGGAGCGACAACGACATACCTCGACCTCCCTGTAACACTCCTCGAGGCGGGCGTCGTTTATCTCCGCCTCGACGACGGCAGCGACATTTTTTTGAGCAACACGCAGATGGCGTTAATTGCCAACGAAGTCGAGAGGCAACGCGCAGAGTGCGCAGGAACCGGCCTCAAGACGCTCGGGAAATGGTTTGAGAGCGGCCTCCCGACCGCAGAGGACTATCTCGAACCGGGCGACGAGGTAGACGAGGACCTGATTGGCTACTTTCTTGACGTCTTACCGCCACGCACAAACCGCGCAGGCCTGTTGCAGGTGGGCGGAGAAATCAGCACCGCAAAGGATGTCAACGGACGCTGGCAGCCGACCTACCTTACGTTCAAGCGACAGGGCGGCACATGGCGGTACGCAGGACGGTGTTTTGAGGGCTCTGCGGAGCCAGTTCAGAAGTACCAGTCCTCGCTAGAGAGGATGATGCTTACACGCTGTAAGCTACTGGGAGTTGTAGCGCAGGAGGTTGAAGCCTAATGGACTACAAGGACAAAATCCGAAAGCTCCTCGCTCTTGCAAAGAGCCCGGAGCCGGAGGAGGCAAAGCTCGCCCTGCTCAAGGCCCGCAAGCTTATGGCGGAGCACAAGCTCAGCGAGCGGGACCTCGAGGAACGGAACACTACGGTCATAAAACGGGCCATCGGCGAGAAGTTTTCCAAGAAAGCAAACTCGTGGATGGACCCGCTCTCAATCGTTATTGGAGAAAACTACTGCTGCTCGGCGTTTCGATGCAAAATTAGCGCAAAAACAACCGTTTGGCACGTCGGATTTATCGGCTTGGAGGGCGATATTGAAATCTGCGTAAAGATATTCCGGTATGCGGTCCGGTGCATTAAATCGGAGCAGAAGAAGCTCCGCAAACAGCACCGGGACTATTACACACCGCAGGAGATTGCAAAAATCTGCGATTCCTACGGCTATGGGTTCGCCAGAGGTGTATACGAGGCGTTCACAAGACAGAATGAGGAAAATCAAGAATACGGCCTTGTGCTGAAAGTCCCGGAGGAGGTCAAAGACGAGCTCGAAAAGATTGGACCGCCGAAAGCGTTCAAAAAGACGCCCCAGCCAAAGACGGTTGGAGAGCTCGACGCAGCATGGCGCGGCGTCGAGGACGGCAGGAAATTCGACCCGTCAAACAAGCTGGAAGAAAAGAAACAGGAGGCATAACCGACATGGCAAGTACGAAGTTTGAAGTCTCGATGGAAATTTTCAAGTTTCAGGGAGAACCGGATGTGAGCGTCACGCTGACCGGCAAGAGCCCCGCAGAGCTCGACACCGCGCTCAAAACACTCGAGACCATCGCCAAGACCACGACGCTGTACAACGGCGACAGCGCGCCGGAGGCGGAAAAGAGCGTCACCAGCGAGCCGAAGCAGGCCGCCTCGGTAGTTTCCACGGCGGACAAGAAAGCCCCCCCCCAAGAAGCCGGTAAGCTGGCTTACGCCCGTCGGCGCAAAGGGGCTCATGCTCCTGCGCTGCCCGAAATGCAAGAGCGAGTTTGTACAGTTCTTGCGCGAACCGCAAACGACCAACGAGTGCCGGAAGTGCGGCGCGAAAATCCCTCTGGACGCGCTGGCACGGTTCGAGTACACCTGCCCGGACTGCAAGAAAGTGAGCTACGGCCGGACGAACATCGAGGATGCAGAAATCACAAACCAGAAATTCTTCTGCGTCTGCGGCCGGAGCATCCCGAAGCTCACATGGGACCCGGTCAAGCACTGCTATACGACGTGAGGAGGGCTGGATGATGAAAGTGCTTACACACAACATCCAGCAGGAGCGCGAGGACCAGCGCGACCGCTCCGCCCAGCTCTTTATGTGGTGCATCGTCGTCTCCATGCACCAAGACGACGGCATTGGCGCGTCCCGCCTCCTGCGGGCGTGTAACGAGATGGACGCTTTTGAGAAAAAATACCAGACGTCCATCCTCTACGGCAGCAGCAAGAACGCAACGGACGCCATGAGGGAGAACCTTAAAGGCATCTGTGATTTTGAGGTCCGGTTGCCGGTTGACCGAGCTCCGAGGGGACGCCGGGAGGAGCAGCTCCGCATGGCGAGCAATCAGGGCGCAGAAATCGCGTGGCTTGTTATGGCGGCCACCTGTCACGAGACGTTCGGCTACGGGAGAGACCGGCTGGCGCGCCTCAAGCAGAACTCCATGAACAACTACAAGCAGTACCTCGAGTGGGAAAAAGAGGATAAGGACCTCGCCCTCGACCGTCTGCGCAGATGCGTACAGGACGCCCTCAAAGAGGACCTCCGCGTCACCGACACCGACGACCGCAAGGGGATGCTTTCGACACCGGGCAGAGGCCCCAGCGTATACGAGACGGCCGCTGTCTACTCGGAGATATTCAGGAGAGCCAGAGCAGGACGGGCAGTGGCTCCGCTCGCCGTATACAGCGCAGCAAAGTACGACGAAACCATGACGGCCGCCCGGAAACGGGCCAGCGTTATGCTCGGCTTATGACTATCTGCCCGAAAGAGTGCCCGGACAGACACCCGGGATGCCATGACCATTGCGAACGGTATGCGGAGAACAAGACGGCATACCAGAAGATGAAACAGGAGTACGACGGGAGCGTCCGAAACCCCTACTGCCGTAGGTGGACGCACCGGGCCATCGTGCGCAGTTTCAAGAAGAAATTCAGGTAAAGGAGCGGTGACTGTGTACGAGGTTCTTTTAGAGCTTGACGACCTGCTGGAAACCTTAACTTACTGGCTTTCCTTTGCGGCCGTCGCCTTGTCAGTAATAGTTGTTGCGGCCTATGTATGGCACAAGGCCGCCGAGCAGAAAGCAACCCGGGCGGAGCCCCGGAAGAGAAAGGATGGAATGACATGAAACAAAGCGAAAAGCTCGCGCAGCTCCTCGAGCTTATGCAGGCAAACCCGGAGCTCCCGGTCATCCCCTGTGTAGATGGGGATGTGGTCAGCGGCGACGAGCATTACTGCTGGCTTGGCTCATGGGGAGAGAGCGCGGTTCAGGAGTTCGTCATCGGCAGAGAGAGAACCTACTACCGGGAGAACGACATTTGCGAGATGAACGACATTCTCTACGAACGCTATGACCCGGAGCTGGTGGACAACATGACGGAGGAGGAGACGCGGGCGGCGTACAACGCGCTCCCGTGGAAGAAAGCCATCTTCGTCGATGTCCACCAATACGAGGAGGAACCGGATGCCGAGGTATGATGTGTTCCTTGAGGGCAGGACAGAGAGCTCCACCTGCTACTTCGGCGTCGCAGTCATGGCAGACGACCAAAAAGAGGCAGAGTACCTCGGACACGAAGCAGGGCGGAAGAAACACCGCGAGTGTGACGAAATCGAAGTCGTCAGCGTAAGACTAAGACAGGCAGGAAAGCGGAGGCTCTGCCAGTGTGTTCCACTCAAAGAACGTGCTCTAAATCTTGTAAAGGAGGCTATCACGAATGGCAGAAAAAAGGCTCATTGACGCCAATGAACTGGAAGAAAAGGCCATCTACATCACCGGGCCGAAGGGCTCTGCGTGTCACGCGGTTCCACTCGGGCTGATTCAGGCAGCCCCGACCATCGACCCGGAAACGCTACGGCCCACGGCACACATCATCCGTGGATATGTACCAGAAACCAAAGACGGTGTGTTCTGCGATGGCTGCAATCATTGTCTTGGCTGGGAGTACGGTGCTCACGTTATCGGGTATTTCAAGTATTGCCCCTATTGCGGGGACAGACTTGAGGACGAAACGGAGGAATTATCGTGAGCGAAAAACGTATGGTCTACGCGGAGGACGTTATCCAGAGACTCCGCGACCTAGCCCCGGAAATCCTGGGCGGCTGGTATAACCCAGACATGGAGAACGAGTTGGAACAGCTTGTTTGCATTGTTGAAAGCACTCCGACGGCAGCAGATTCACCTCATTGCGATGGAGAGACAGCCGATGGAAATGGGCAGTGGCACGATGCTGAATCTGACCCTCCACAGTTTGAAAAAGACCAATACTGGTTAGGCCCGTTTCTTGTGACAGACGGATTTTGCAAACCGTTCGAGGCGTACTATCATATTGAAAATTTCAGAAGTGTTAAAACAAAGCTGTGGGAACGTCCGACCATGCGAGGCGAGGGAATCTGGCCGATTAGGCCGGAGCGCATCAAATATTGGATGGAGTGGCCCACACCGCCAAAGGAGGAGCAACATGAAACCGATTAACGCAGAGGGAACCGTCCGCGTATTCAATGGCTGGCTCGAGGAGGCAGACAGCCTCGCAGAGCGGGAGGCCATTGAGCGCTGCATCGACCACATTCAGGACACCCCGGCAGTCAGCCAGCAGGAGCTCCGCAGCTATATGCTGCCGTGGTTCAGCCCGTTCGCGGCTCCGTGGTGCGGGAAGATTCAGCGCGCTTTCCCGAAAGCCTACGTCACCATGAACTTTGAGCTGATTCTCGTCCCGAGGACGAACACATACATCAACCTCAACCACTGCAGCACCCCGGACGAGTTCAAGGCGGAGGTCAT